CGGTGCGAATTACGGTGCGTGTGGATGCGGACATTGTCATTACTCCTATGTTTAAACGGTGAAGAGATCGCCATCGACTGGGCATGTAGGCAGTCCATAGGATGCCCATTTTGAGGTCAGTCGCACGGTGTAGCCACATGATGGGCAGTAGGCTTTCAGCATGCGAGTGCCTTGTTTTTTCTTACGCTGTCCCACTGTCAGTGAGCCATGTGGGTATGCACCCAGTGATTCGATAATTGCACCGTAGGTCTGAGCAAACCCACTAGCACCACGTGTAGCACCCCACGGTTCTCTACGTGTGGGGTCTATTGGTTCGAGCATCATTGCCGATGCGATTTTTTGGAAGTTGATACCGTGGTTAAAACCCCCCTTGGCGGTATGGCACAACTCATGCACCACTACCTCGAATACCTCGCTTGGACTAGCCAACTTGGGGTGTATGAAGATCTCATGGTGACCGTCCGCAGATGCGGTATCGATCCAACACTCGCCAATGGCATTGGAGCGGAGTGCGTTAGAGGGAAGACCGCACGTCAGGCGAACCCTCTCAGGTAATTTAGAACCCGCAACCTCAAAGGCGGGACGTAACTCTTGGAATGCTTGGGTGAGCCATTGCTCACGTGTGGCATGGATGGTAGGCAGTGTCATAGGAATGATCTCCGATTAAGTAGCAAAATTACTACTCCAATGCCCCCGCAAGGGGCATCAGGGTATTAACTTAAGTCTTCTGGCTCTGCGTATGCAACGTTTTCCACTTCAAAATACCCGCTCTCAAAGTCCGCACAATGTGCCACTTCATCTAGCGCAATTTGTTCCGCATCATCAGCGTTACCCGCTTCAATTTCATAAGTGTGCCGTCCTACGTATGTCATAGTTACTTTGAATGTTGCCATGTTGATACTCCAATTACGTGGCGAAATTACCACTGCAAAGCCCCCACAAAGGGGCTTCACGGTATTAACTTCAAACGTCATATTCGTGGTGAACGATAGCGACCACTTGGCTATCGGTTTTTTGCATGACCGTCACACGCTTGCAGAAGTAACCTCCCGCTTCTTGGTAGGTCTCATGGTAGACCTGTGGCAAGAGCCACTCATGTGCCTGATCTTCTGTCAGGTTGTCATCACTACATGACAGCAAGAGGTATTGGTCTGAACCATCTATACCGTGCTGAATGCGACCTATGTTGGTGACTTTGATTTCCATGTTGTCAATCCTTTTTTACTGTTTGGCGAAAGTGCCAAGTTGGATTGTAATACTGTTTGTAAAGACCTTGCAATAGTTACCTGAGTAAAGTGTAGGGTTATTAGTAAGACGGTCAGTAAGGGTGTTTTTAACCGCTCTTATTAGTAGTAGACAACAGTAATGCTAAAGCAATCAAAACACAGAATGAATACTATAGTTACACCGACCGATTTAAAGGCTCAGGAAGGGGTCTAAAGTGATTTAGGCGGGGTAGGTATAGGCAAGGAAAATTAGGGGGCTTCCTGACAATCTGTAAACGTTTAGTATTAATAAGTTATCCACGCAATCCACAGAATGCCTGTGGACAACTTTACTTATCCACAATTCTTTGACTGCCTGTGGATAACTGTTATAGTGCTGTTTATGCGAACAGTGTGGACAAAACAACAGTCTGTATGTTTAGTCAGGTTGCAAGTTAACAACAGGGGGATCGACTATGGAAAAGACAACGAGGGATGAGTACCTAAAGGCATTGGAGGAGACCGACGATGCTGATCAAATTGATAACGATGAAAACCCCGAACTGAGCGTAGCGGAACGGCTGGCACTCCAAGCAGACGCACCAAGACGTAGAGTAGATGGAGGAGTGGTAACAAGTGATAGATATAGACCATTGACAGCATCACAGACAGCATTTGTCTATGGAGTTGTACAGGGGAAGACACTAAAGCAAGCATACAAGGATGCGTACCCAAACGACAACAGCACAGACCAAGGGATCAGTGCAAATGCTAATAGGCTGTTTAAACATCCCAAGGTGCAAGACATGTTGCAAGACGCATGGGGCGAGATCGCAGAAAACCTTGTGGAGGATATGACAGCGACGAAAAGATATGTAATGAAACAACTACTCGAACAGAGTAAGACAGCCAAGCAAGAGGGATCGAAAATAAAGTGCCTAGAGTTACTGGGCAAAGCATCGGGTCTCTTCACCCAAGCAGAGGTCAAAGACGATAAGACCGTCAGTGCTGATCAACTCAAAGGCGAACTAGCCAAGTACCTACGCACGCTGAAGAGGACAACTGGCATCAGTGACGTGGAGAGCAGATCTGTTTAAACGCTAGGGGTGCTTGTGTGTTTAAACGGCATCAGAGTTCACCCACCGTCCCGCCACACCCCGCTGTGCATGAGCGACCACCCGCCTGCGCTTACGCTCTAATTCACACATCCCCTCACTTGTCCCTCGCCATTAGAACGTTCTCACCAGAAACACCCCCCCCTATGCTTTTCAATTTGGCTACCCCGGGGGTATATATATTTTCTAAAAAGGTCTTGCGAACGTTCGTATATGCGTTTAAACTACCTCTATGACAAAGCGCAGTGAGTTAGTTCTGGACTTTATAAAGGCATACATGAGGATTCATGGTGTGCCTCCTTCCTATGAGGTAATAGCCAAGGGTCTAGGCTTAAAGGCTAAATCTAATATCCACAGGATTGTCCACAGGCTACAGGACGACGGGCTTATCCAGATGAAGCCTTATAAGTTCCACTCCATTAGGCTTGTTGATAAGTCAGCCAGAGAGATGGCTTCCCTCTAATGCTCACATCCGTAGAGATTGAAGAGTATTTACAGATAGCCGACTCGGTCTCCGAGAAAGACCGCAAGAAGATCATCCGCCTTTTAGAGGCGGATAGAGACAATAGATGTAGAGACTCCTTCATAGCCTTTGTGGAACACATGTGGCCTGTCTTTATATCGGGTAAGCACCACAAGATAATGTCTGATGCTTTCGAGAGGGTGGCTAGGGGAGAGTTAAAGAGGCTAATCATCAACATGCCTCCCCGCCACACTAAGTCTGAGTTTGCGTCTTATTTGCTTCCGGCGTGGTTTCTGGGTAAGTTCCCGCATAAGAAGATCATCCAGACCGCACACACTGCCGAATTGGCCGTGGGGTTTGGCCGTAAGGTTAGGAATCTAGTCTCCTCTGACGCATACGCACGTGTATTCACGACAGTTCTATCGTCTGACTCAAAGGCCGCAGGACGCTGGAATACTGACGTAGGCGGAGATTACTTCGCTATCGGTGTCGGAGGGGCGGTAACGGGTAAGGGTGCTGATCTATTGATCATCGATGACCCGCATTCTGAGCAGGAAGCCAAGCAAGGCAACCCTGCTGTCTATGACAACGTCTATGAGTGGTATACATCTGGCCCTCGTCAGCGTTTACAGCCGGGCGGAGCCATCATTATTGTGATGACACGCTGGTCTAAGAGGGACTTAACGGGGCAAATCCTTAAGAATTCCTCTAAAGACGGCGTAGATGAGTGGGAGGTTATCGATTTCCCTGCCATTCTCCCGTCAGGAACGCCTTTGTGGCCTGCTTTTTGGAAAAAGGAAGAGTTAGAAGCCCTAAAAGCCGAGCTTCCAGTCTCTAAATGGGAAGCACAGTACCAACAGAACCCAACTTCAGAAGAAGGCGCGATCATTAAGCGTGATCAGTGGAGGATTTGGGAGCAAGAAGATGCTCCGTCCTGTGAATACATCATCCAGTCTTGGGATACAGCCTTTGAAAAACACAACCGCGCCGACTATTCAGCATGCACGACATGGGGAGTGTTCTATCATGCGGACAGTAATGGGGAATCCAAGCCAAACATTATTGTTTTAGACTCGTTTAAACAACGCATGGAGTTTCCAGAGCTAAAGCAAAAGGCGATGGAGATGTGGAAGCAGTGGAACCCAGATACGCTTATTGTGGAGAAGAAAGCCGCTGGCGCTCCACTTATCTACGAGCTAAGGAAAATAGGAATTCCTCTATCGGAGTATACGCCGAGCAAAGGAAACGATAAGATAGCGCGTGTAAACGCAATTTCTGACCTGTTTGCGTCTGGCATCGTATGGTGTCCTGAGACCCGCTGGGCTGACGAGTTAATTGAAGAATTAGCATCATTCCCCAACGGAGATCACGACGACCTTGTTGACTCGGCCTCTCAGGCATTACTGCGTTTCAGGCAAGGTGGATTCATAAGCATCGACTCAGACGAACAAGATGAACCCGTCTACCGTAACCGCAGAGCGGTCTATTACTAAGGATAAACATGGCAACCAATTCAATGGATAAGGGTTTCTATCAAGCCCCTGCGGGTATTGAGGAAGAGGGCAGCGTCTTAGAAATTGATATCGAGAATCCAGACTCAGTCACCCTGAGCGACGGATCAATAGAGATCGTCATTGAGCCAGATGATGATTTGGATGATGAATTCAACGCCAACCTCGCCGAAGAAATGGACGAGGGACAACTCAACGACCTCTCAGGAGAATTGATTGAGTTAGTAGAAGCCGACATCATGTCCAGAAAAGAATGGGCAGATACATTCGTCAAGGGACTCGAAGTACTCGGCATGAAGTATGAAGAACGCACGGAACCTTGGAATGGTGCGTGTGGGGTGTTCTCGACGATCCTGACAGAGGCAGCGATTAGATTCCAAGCCGAATCTATTATGGAGACATTCCCAGCCGCTGGGCCAGTTAAAACTGAGATCATCGGCGCTATCGACAAGATGAAGGAAGATGCAGCCGAGCGTGTCAGAGATGACATGAATTACAAGCTCACAGAGGAAATGCCAGAGTACCGCCCAGAGCATGAGCGTCTTCTCTATTCCCTTGGACTTGCAGGCTCTGCCTTTAAGAAGGTCTACTACGACCCAGCCTTAGAGCGACAAGTCGCCATCTTTGTAACCGCAGAAGACTTGATCGTGCCTTACGGTGCATCTAATCTGAACATGGCCGAGCGTGTTACCCATGTCATGCGTAAGACCAAGAATGAGATGCGGAAACTCCAAGTCTCTGGTTTTTATAGAGACATAGAACTTGGCGAACCCGTATTCATCCAGACGGACATTGAGAAACACAAAGCCGACCAGCAAGGCTACAAAGTTAGCGATGATGACCGCTACCAAATCCTAGAAATCCACGCAGACCTAGACATTGAGGGCTACGAAGATTTAGGTGAGGACGGCGAACCCACAGGCATCGCACTCCCCTATGTTGTCACCATTGAGCGTGGCACGGGCGAGGTTCTGGCTATCCGTAGAAACTACGACCCAGAAGACCATAAGAAACTAAAGCGCCAGCATTTTGTAGATTACATCTATATCCCCGGATTTGGCTTCTACGGCATGGGATTGATCCACATCATCGGTGGATATGCAAGAGCAGGCACGTCCATAATCCGCCAGTTGGTGGACGCAGGAACACTGTCTAATCTGCCCGGTGGTCTCAAATCCCGTGGCATGAGGATCAAAGGGGACGATACCCCCATCCAACCGGGTGAGTTTAGGGATGTTGACGTGCCTTCCGGTGGTATCAAAGACAACGTAATGACGCTTCCCTACAAGGAGCCAAGTAACGTTCTATTGACCCTTTTAGACCGAATTACCAACGAAGGACGCAGATTAGGCTCTATTTCGGACATGAATATCTCCGATATGAGCGCTAACGCCCCCGTAGGGACAACGTTGGCTCTCCTAGAACGCACGTTAAAGACAATGGGTGCGGTGCAGGCACGTGTTCATTATTCAATGAAGCAAGAGTTCAAACTCTTAAAGAACATCATTCGGGACTACACCCCGAAAGAATATGACTACGAGCCACAAGATGGCGACCGTAAAGCCAAGCAAGGCGACTACGACATCGTTGAGGTCATCCCAGTCAGCGATCCTAATAGCTCCACAATGGCGCAACGGATCATGCAGTATCAGGCAGTGATTCAGTTGGCAGCGCAAGCCCCACAGATATACGATCTGCCCCAGTTGCACCGCCAGATGATTGAGGTTTTGGGAATTAAGAACGCAGACAAGTTAGTGCCGACAACGGATGATCAAACACCCCGTGATCCAGTCAGCGAGAACATGGCATTCCTCAACGGTAAACCTACCAGAGCGTTCATCTACCAAGACCACGAAGCCCACATCGCCTCGCATACCTCGTTTATGCAGGATCCAACAATCGCTG